TTAGTATTAAACCTAACACTTAGATAGGGGGTTGCAATATACCCCCTGTCTTTTAAATAAAGGATTAATTATGGAACATATGAAACAAGCATGGTCTTATATAGTAGCACATAAAAAAGTTTCTATTGCAGTAGCAGTAGTTGTTGTGATACTTATTATAGCCACTTAATTTTAAAAAGGAATCCAATGAAACAAGCTTTAAAAAAGCTTAAGAAACATTTCGCAGAACTTCAAAAGTTAGAAGCTAAAGAAGAAATGATTATAGAAAAAATTGATGAAGCAATTGATGAGTTATCAGATTGCGACCATTCAGATTGTAAATAAGAAGAAGTATTATGGCAAAGACCTATTTAGCATTAACTAATGAATTATTAGTAGAACTTAATGAACCAGAACTTACAGCAATTTCTAGTGGAGTAGGCGTACAAAAACAAGTTTCAAATTGTGTAAATAGAGCTTACTCTGATATAGTAGATGCTGTTGATGATTGGTCATGGTTAAGTGCTGATGAACCTGATGACCCTTATTATGGAAATACTGTTATTGCAACAGAAGTTGGAAAAAGATGGTATTTATCAAAAGCTGGTTCTACAGGTGTAGATGGTGATTTTGATTCAGTAAATTGGGATATGTTTACTCTTGTAGATACTGCTTCACCTTATACAATTAATAAATTAGCTTTTACAACTTTAACAGTTTGGAGAAATAGCTATGCAAAAGCAGAAGAAGTTGATGCTAGAACTTCTCAATATGGAGTACCATTAAGAGTTATAAGAAGTTCTGATGGTAGAAGATTTGGATTATCTCCTATACCTGATAAAGTTTACAATATACATTTCTTTGCATATAATAGACCAACTGCTTTATCTGCAGATACAGATGAAGTGGCATTTCCAGAACAATATAAAACAGTTTTATTAGCAAGAGCTAGATATTATATTTATCAATTTAAAGATAATATAGCTCAATCACAATTAGCATTAGACGAATATAAAAAAGGATTACAGTCAATGGCTGATAATTTAAATTCACCACAACCACAATATATGTCAGACGTAAGATTTACATATTTGTTACCATAAGGAAAATTTAAATGCCAACACAAGGAGCTTCCATTACAGTTGCAGGAGGTTTAGATTTAGTTTCAAGTGCTCATGCATTATTTAGAACACCTGGAGCAGCAACTATTTTACAAAACTTTGAATCAGCTACTACTGGTGGCTATCGAAGAATAAATGGTTTTACAAAATGGGGTGGAGGAAGTTCAACCAGTCCAAGTGGTACAACTACAGATGCTATAAACGGAATTGTTCCATATGCTAATGGAGTTATTGCTTGTCAAGGTAATAATATTTATTGGAGTACAGATGGTATTACTTGGCTTCAAATTAATAAAGATACTTATAAAAGTTTAACTGGTACAGTTGCAGTAACTGCAAGTTCAGCAGCAGTTGTTGGAACTGGAACATCATTTACAACTGAATTAGCTGTAGATGATAGAGTAAAAATTAATAGTATTACATATAGAGTTTTATCTATTACGATAATACAAATTTAACATTAGATATTGAAGTTGTATCTACTGTTAGTGGTCAAACTATTTATAGAAGTGGGATGACTTCTGCTGAAGTAGCAAGTGCTACAACAGTTGCAAGAACAAATCAAACTAATAATCAGTTTGCTAACTATGAATCAAATGGTGCTTATGGAACTTTATATATTGTTGATAGTACCAATAAAGTAGCTGAATTTCAGATTACAACTTCAGGTGGAGTTAATACTTATTACTTTGAAGAACTACAAAGGTCAGCTCCAGTCAATCCTAAAAGATGTACTATCTTTTCAGAACGATTAGTTGTAGCTGGACAATCTGTATCAACAAGTACTGTTGCTTATAGTAGCCGCTTAAAACCTTANGATTTTGAAGCTACTGGTTCAGGAACAATTGATGTTGGAGATATTATTGTAGGCATTAAAGTTTTTAGAAATACTCTTATTATATTTTGTAAAAATAGTATATTTGAGTTGACAAGTCTTGATTCTGACCCTATACTTAAGTCTATAACTAAAAATATAGGTTGTATAGATGGAAATACAATTCAGGAAATTGGTGGAGATTTAATATTTTTAGCACCTGATGGATTAAGAACAGTTGCTGGAACAGCTAGAATTGCTGACGTTGAAATCGGTTCTGTTAGTAGAAAAATCTTACCTTTAATAAATGACCTTTTAGATAATATTGCTGATTATACTCTTTCAAGTATGGTTATTAGAGAAAGAAGTCAATACAGATTATTTTACTTTCAATCAGGTCAAGCAGATGCAAGTCAAAAAGGAATTATAGGAACATTTAAATTTGATGAACAGGGAATCCCTGCTTTTGAATGGAGTAATACAAAAGGTTTAGTCGTTAAGACTTGTACCTCAGATTTAAATACTTCTAATGAAGAAGTGAAATTTAGTGCAGATGAAAGTGGATATGTTTATTTGCATGATAGTGGAAATAATTTTAATGGTGAAAATATTAGTGGAGTATTTCAAACACCAGATATGGATTATGGTGATAATGGTTTAAGAAAAAGTCTCTATGCTGTTAAAGCAAATATTAAACCAGAAGGAGTACAAGACGATTTAAAATTAAGAATTAGATATGATTTTGAATCTTCAGATGTTCCCCAACCTGGTGTATTTAGTGTTGGTACTTTAGCTGCTACATCTTTATATGGAGGTGCTGCATATGGAACAGGAACTTATGGTGCAGTAACTTTACCAAGTAAAAGAATGTTAGTAATAGGAAGTGGTTTTTCAAATAGTTTTAGATTTTATAGTAATGATACGAATGCTGCATATGCAGTTAATGGATTATTTGTATCATTTATAGCAGGAGGAAGAAGATAATATGGCAGGTTATGTACGACAAAGTTCAGCCGAAATAGCTGATGCTCTTACAATTGAAGCTGTTGATTTAAATAATGAATTTAATGATTTAGTAGCAGCTTTTAGTAATACTTCAGGACATAAACATGATGGCACAGCAGCCGAAGGTCCTGTTATTTCTGTCCTTGGAGATGCAGGTGTTGCTACACCATTAAATAAAATTTTAGTTGATACTGCAAATAAATATTTAGAATTTTATACAGATGTAGGTTCTGCAGCAGTTCAACAATTAAGAATTCAAGATGGAGCAATCGTTCCAATTTTAACTAATGATATAGATTTAGGTACAGTTTCTTTAGAATTTAAAGATGCATACTTTGATGGAACTGCAAATATTGATACTTTAGTTATTGGTTCTTCAACTGGTGTTACATCTGTTGATACAGATTTAACTTCTGCTTCAGCAAGTGATGATACTTTAGCTTCTGCTAAAGCAATTAAAACTTATGTAGATTCAGTCCCTGTCGGAGACCTTACTGCTATTGTAGCAGGAAGTGGTTTAACTGGAACATCTTTATCAGGACCCATACCAACTTTAAATGTAATTGGTGGAACTGGTATAACTGCTAANGCAGACGATATAGCAATTGATGCTACAGTTACAACATTAACTGGTACTCAAATATTAACAAATAAAACTTTAACTGCTCCAGTTATAGCTACAATTTCAAATACTGGAACAATAACTTTACCTACTTCAACAGATACATTAGTTGGTAAAGCTACTACAGATACTCTTACAAATAAAACATTAACAAGTCCAGTTTTAGATACAGCAATTAGTGGAACAGCTTTTAAAGATGAAGATACTATGTCTTCTGATTCAGCAACTGCTGTAGCTTCACAACAATCAATCAAAGCTTATGTTGATTCAGTACCGACTGGAGATATTACTTCAGTTGTTGCAGGAGCAGGTTTAACAGGTGGAGGAACAACAGGTGATGTTACTTTAAATGTTGTTGGCGGAACAGGTATTACTGCAAATGCAGATGATATTGCAATTGATAGTACTGTTGCTACATTAACTGGTTCTCAAGTTTTATCAGCTAAAACATTAACTAGCCCAGTTTTAAATGGAACACTTAGTGGTACAGCATTTTTAGATGACGATACTTTAGCGGATGATTCTGC